TATCAAAAGCATAAAAGTCTTTCTCCAGACCTTTTTTTGATATGAATGTACTACAAAAAGCACACTGAAGGTAGTCTGGATGAAACCCTCGCAAATTCTCTTCCCCACACCAACATTTCATTGTTTTATTCCTTCTACATAAATGATTTCGTGAATTCTACTTTCATACAAACCTCCAATTATTAATCAGAATAGTTCTATCTTCTTGAGAAGGAACCTTTGGTGTTGCATAATAAAACTTCTTAGTAGAATGCAGACTTGGAATAACATCCACAAAATTACATAGGCTGCTGTCTATACAATGTATTTCTTCCGCTTTCAAAAGAACGGTATACCAATCAAAGATATTAAAGTCATCTATCGGCTCGAATAAAACTTTTGAAAGCGGTGTGCCTATAACATTTTGAGAATCCCACGTAGTCTCATGTACTACTGCATATCTATCTCCGTATCTTGATGTGATCTTGTCATATAAAGCAAGTTCCTTCTTGATATTCCTATTCCACACCAAGTTCCAACGGTAACTTATAGGCACTTGAGCCAAATGATATTTCATGGACACAAAGCTCTGCCAAGTAGGTCTGGACGCCATCCAACATTTATGTATGGCTGTATCGGTATTCAAACCAAAACTAAGGTCAATGATCCTTCCATACGAAGAGTCAAGGACATCTGTAGGACATACATAGTCTATATTTCGGAACAAAGGATGGTACTCTTTTGGACACAACCACTCTACTTTGTGATTGTACGGCTTTTTCGCATACCAAAAAGCTATAGGCAAACAGATGAGTTATCACCATGCCTGCCTGGTTGATTTATAAGTAACTTCATCCTACTCTCCTATGAACCATAAACAAATGGGAATTCGGATAGACCTTAGAATAGGAATCCTTTATTCCTTTAACTTCTGTGGATGAATAAGTACAAACCCAACCACACCTACGAAATAAATTAAGCCACCAACTAGAATCTTCACAAATAATGTGTGTGATATCTCTGTTATTTGATGGAGCTACATATTTACCACAACTACCTAACGGAACAACTGTAAATAACTGCTCCACATTAAACAACTCAAGCAGATCAATCAGTTCTTTTTCCAAAATATGTTCCAATACGTCTTTGCAAATGCCATATTTAAAAGGAGATTTACGATCCTTCCAATCTTCTAACAAAACTCTCGTCTTTATCAAATACGGTTTTACCTCTTCATCGGCTTGGGAAAGGGCATACTCACTGATATCCGATCCCCAAGCATCCCTATGCAACATGCGCAACGCCCTAACAAGGTATGCTTTGGCGCACCCATAATCTATAATTGTTTCATTCGGTTTTATCTGTAGAAAATCAATGATGGACACAGCCAATGGAAAAGTAAGTTCGGGAATCCATCGATAATTCTGGTAATTACTTACACACGTCTCCACCCCTGATTCATAATAATCCTGATCATATCCCATCAAACGAACCTCTCCATCTCAGGATTCATAAGAGACTCCACTAAACTATTCTGTTCTCCAAATACACAATTGGTACAATCCTTACAATCAAAAGGAATGGCTTCTAATTCACTAGCCCGAGTATACTCCTCCGCAGACATCCATCTGTATTTTGTATGAAAAGACTTCTCTGCTGTATCATTTAGAACCACAGAACTACAAGGATATACGAAACCATCATGCAACAAGAAGGGCTTGAAATATCCCCACCAACACCGTTCCGGTTGGGAGAAAGACTTTGCTTGATAGAAATAAGGAGGTCCCCAATTAGCAACAGCCCTCGAAAGACGGACATTGGTATATCGCAGTTCTTCTGATGAAATTTGACAATTGGGCACAATCCGCACATATTTAGGTTTATGCTTTCTGACGAATTCCTGCACTCTGGCTAGGATTGTGGAATTTGTCTTTTCATTCATAACATAGCTGAAACCAAGAGTGCCCTTATAATCGATGGGGATGTCAATATTGCCAATGTAATCCAATGAATTTAAGGAAATACGAACCCAATCCAAATATTGAATATGTATTCCTACATTTTTAACAAGATCGATGCCGTTAGTAATAAAACCTTGTTGAAATTCTAAATTATGAGCGAAAGCGATGGCATTCCGTATATATTCATACTGAGTAGGATCCCCACCACCTGTCCATTCAACTGTTTTAGCCCCTCTATTTCTCATTTCAGCAAGGAAAGAAAATAGGTCTACTAACAGTAAATCCTCATGCTGTTGTCTATTGGCATTAGAACAAAAACAACAATTTAAGTTGCACCTACTTGTAGGTGCTATCTGCAACGAGATGGGCTTTATTCTGTGTGTCTCCTGAAAAGACTTCAGATAATCAAGATGACGTAAAATCTTCTTGCCTGTCGATGTGTACACGGACATTTTGGATTCCTCCAATTGAACTGCTTTATTACTTTACTGGTTTTACTATCTTTTTCTTCTTTACAGGAACGACAACTTCCCCCGCTTTAGGTTTAATCGGTTGTCCGTCAACTCCCATTTTCTGCTTAGGTTCTGCTTGCTGTCCTGCGGCATCAACAGGAGGCTGTAGGACAGGAAAACGATCCTCTTCAGTAGCCTGCTCCAACCTCAAACGACGATAATTGCCAAATCCAACCTTCCTAGCAATCTCTTTATTTGGTATACCAAGAACATCATACACCGAACCATGCTTAACCCCTAAATAAGCCCTAGCCCGTGTCTCTGCATCAACAACTTCCGAAGTCGGAAAGGTTATATCGATCAATTGTTCTGGTTTCTTGTCTACATCCTTAAATACAGGTTTCTTTCCCTTAAAATCAACAGCCGTCTTTACAGAGAACGATTCTGGGAAGTCTGATACTTTATTCATAAGAAAGAACACGGCCCGATAGAAATCGTATCGGAGAAACCGCTCAAAATAAGCAATCTCGTCCATAATACGATCGGACATGGGTCCCCGAGACGCTTTTACCGAAGCAAATGTCCCTTTCGATTGCCCAGTAGACACATCTTCTGGTTCATTAAGCCCCCCGGTAACCATATGCAGAATATCAGTATCAGCATCACTAATAGAAGGAAGTTTTGGATTCTGTGCTGTTATAGTCATACCGGGAGGCATAACGAGTGTGCTGCCAGGGGTCTTCTTTGCCATAATACCTGTCTTACGCCGTTCATCATCAGTAAGACTCAACCAAGTACGAAACGCTTTTGGATCTTCAATAGTGACAACCCACAAGTACGCCCCTGCCGATTTCTTATGATCTATCTCATATTTCTTGAGGTTTTCGTAATGATTCAGCCATTCTACAACTGTCCGAAGATAAGAGATATTCCTCCTCGTCACAAAAGAACGATCCCAAGAAACAATGAATCTTTGGAATCCTCCCAAATTATTGAATGTATTTTTACTGTTCCTTGATTCTTTTGTCTGAGAATCCTTAAATCCCGTACACTTCTTTGCTACTTTTATCAATTCAGGATAATATGCCATATAAATAGATGGCACAAGAACCGACCCTGTGCTCTGTATGTAATTGGATTCTGTAACAGTAACGAAGTAGAATAACGGAAAGGTTGTTTTTGTTGGATGGTAGATGATCCCATCTTCTCCTCCCCCATTTATATGAGAAGGATCAATGAAATCTGTTTCAATAAAACCATCAGGATGAACGGTGAGCATCAGGAACAGCTCCCCTTCGATGAAGGCTCTTCCTACAAACTTCGTCCAATTTGTATATAGTCGATTCCTTGGATCTCGTTCAATAAGCTCTATTTTCTCTTGAATATCAAAGATTTCCGAAGAGATTTCAAAGCCAAGACCGGTCAAACGGCCTACTTGCCCTCGAATAGCCGTACCAACAAAAGGACTTTTATTGAATTTGTCCCAACAAGACTTCTGAAGGGCCGCTCTATCTTCCAAAACATTAACACCTGCTACTGCGAAGCCGTCAGCATCTTTTGTTTCTTCTCCAGATATATCCTCTTGCCAGGGCATGGCGAAGCGTATTGCCATAAGCTCATTATCATCCAATTTACTTAAAGCAGATGCAATATGGTCCATTTTCTCGATTTTCATGGAAATATCCTCCAAAAGACGAGTTTTCTTATCATTTTG